ACCTTAAAAGAACTTGATGGTAAGTATATGTGCTCCGATACATCGGAGGCATTCTTATACAAAGAAATAAAAAACAAATTAATAGAAAATGGATTCGGCCTAGATTTATCTTCTTTATCAAAATTTCTAGATGATAATCCTTTCTTTATGTCACACTGTAATAAGATAAAGAAAGCGTTATTAGAGCATAACTCAGCTTTAGTAATAATAGATACCTCTCAGTTATTGTGGGAAATTCATAAGTATTTCCCCCTAATCTATGCTCTTAATAGTCCGAAAGGCGAATCCATATTTAAAATTTCTCTAAAGCATTTACTTGACAGTCTGCTAGACAAAGATATATCAGCGGAGATGCCTTCCAGAATAAATAAAGATTTAGTTATGATAGGTAATATTTTTTCTGGAGACAATAGAATATCATCTATGTCTTCTTCGCTAGAAGGAATAATAGAGCCATTAATATTTAGTAGAAAAGTAGTATTCACTGCACATACTTTGCAGATTATTCCTTCCAAAATAAAAGAAGACACTATGTATAAATTGCGTACTTTTTATTCACCTGCATTCGAGCAGACTTTTCAATTTAAGGTAACCCCCGTTATTATACAAACTTGCGAAAGCAAAAAATCTCTTTGGGAGGATTAATGTCAAAACAATTAGAGCCCACAACAGGATTACTTTTTTCATTAGCCGTATTGGGAAATAAGGGACCTTCTTCCTTCCTAGCTAGTTTTCGTTTAGTTAGGGAGTTCTTTACTAGAGAAGAACAAGTTATACTAGATGTAATGTCTAAGTATGTAGAATTATATAAAGAACTTCCATCTAAATCTACAGTAGAAGTAGAATCTGGATACAGTTTACCAGATATTCCTATAGATAATAATGTACAATTCTGGGCAGATGAGGTAAGAAAAAGATACGCTGTAGAGAATTCTTTCTCTTTATGTAAAGAGGCTATGGCTAAAATAACTGAAGGCGATATAGATAGTGCAGCTAATATAGCCACTAAACTCACTAGGATACTAGTGGAAGGTCAGACTAAAACTAGAGTATATTCATTAGAAGACACCATAGATAACTTATTAGATTTACATAATAAAGCTCGTTTAAATATTAGAGAATTCGGAGTTCCTTTTGGTCTAGATTTTTTAGACTCTAGTTCTGGTGGAGCTCAGGGAGGAGATCTTATTTGTTTAGCGGGGCTCCCTTCCAGCGGTAAAACTTTTATATTAATGCATATGGCATTAGCAGCACACGCTCAGGGTAGCTCAGTTTTATTTATCCCTACGGAAATGTCAGAAATCCAATATCATAGGAGAGCTATTGCTTTACGAAATAATCTAAGTGTAAATAGGATTAAATTTGGTAAACTAACTACTACTATAGGAGAAGAAGTTATAAAATACGATAAGCAACTATTATCAGAGTTACCTAATAAATTTTATATGACAGACGCTTCTATGAGTTTAGGGGTATTAGATGTTAAATCCTCTGCCTATGTCTATAAACCAGATGCCATCTATGTAGACGGAGCGTATTTGCTTAAACCTGAATTTTATGCTAAAACCCGCTACGAGATTGTTTCCTCTGTAGCTGAATCTCTTAAGACCCTAGCTAAGGAAATGAATATCCCTATATTTGCAACTTATCAATTAAATAAAAAGTCAGAGGATATTTATCAAAGCGCTGTAGTTAGACAGTTAGCTAGTATTGTAGTAGAGATGTCAGATTACGAAAATGAAAGCATTGGCACAGGAATGTGGGATAATAGAAATAAACCTAAGCGTTTAAGCATAACGAAGGGTAGAGACGGAGAAGAAGGTAGTACTATGATAATAATAGATACGATACACACAAAGATTATAGAGCCTTCTCCTACTAGACCCCTTCTCTCTGAAGATAGTTATATGGAGCCAGAAGCTACAGAAGAATAAGTGAGTTGCTGTGAAAGAAATTAATATCATAAAGCTTCTACGTCTTATGGGTTATGATGACTCTGCTATGGTTGTTAGGGATGACTGGGTTAATGTACCTTGTCCGCTGGCATCTCATAAGCACTCATCAGGACAGGATTACCATCCTAGTGCGGGAATTTCTATAAATCCCTCTGGAAATTCTGTATTTAAGTGTTTTTCCTGCACGCCTACTCCTGTTAAGCTCTTGAGTTTAATTATTCAAAAATCCATGTATAACGAATATAGGGATAAGAGACTAGCCGCTTATTATCAAGCATACGAAATATCTGCACTTAGTGAAGATGATAGAGAGGATGATGCTCTCTTTGAGAAAGAGGCAAAAGAAGGAACGTTAAAGTTTAATAAATGGGTGGTCCCTAAAATATCCGAGCAGCAACAGAAGGAAGAAGTTCCCCCTATTTTTCCACTACCTTTACTAAGAAATTTTCCACTTGTAGTGGAAAATAACGACAGTGTGGCTATGAATATTAAGGACTATCTTATTAATGTTAGAGGTATTTCTTTAGCTATAATAGCTGAAATGGGAATACGTTATAATAAGCAACGTAATTTAATAATATTTCCTCTTACTGATATAAGGGGTAATATTCAAGTATTAAGAGCTCGAGTATGTGATATAAATACAAAAGTAATGTTTACTATCTCTCCTAAGCAATTTGGGAACAAATATGCACTTCCTACTATAAGAGACAGTGGGGCATGCTTCGGTCTCAATAAGATAACAGTGGATAAGCCTGCAATTATAGTGGAATCTGAAACAGATTGTTTATTATTAAAAACATATGGCTTTAATAATGTAATTGCTACTACTTCTGCTAGTTTCTCTAAGACTCAGATTTATAGTATACCTTCCCCAAATCTCTGGGTGGGTTTTGATAATGATGATGCCGGAAGGAGGGCCACAAAAAAGTTAATAGATATATCTAATGGAAAGTTGGTTCACGTTATAAACTGGGAAAATGCCGGAGGAAAGGACCCAGGAGATGCAGAGAATCGTTTGGACATAGTCCGGGCACTTAATAAAAAAGTCCTAGTGGATAAGAAAGCGAGACATAGGAAATATTTTTAACAAAATTTGCAATCAATTGCAAATCATCAAAAAAAAAGCTTGACAACTATTAAAAAATGTGGTAAGCTATTTATTAAATAAAACTTGTGAAAGGTAAAAACACATGTCAAACTGGTACAGCACCGGCCTAGCAGGTCAACAAAAATTCAAAGAAATGGAAGCTCTGAGAGCAATTACAACAAAACAAACAAACATCCGTAGATTTAGACTAAAGCCAACTGAGAAGGCTAAAGTTATTTTTCTGGAAAATCCTACAACGTGGCTTTATGAGCATAGTATTCAGGTAGATGGTAGATGGGAAACCTTTACGTGCACCTCTGATACAGAAACCTGTCCTCTTTGTCAGATTAATAATAAACGTAGTCCTATTTTAGTCTCTACGGTTATTGATACTCGTAAAACTGTCAGTCAAAAAACTGGTAAAGAATATCAGTTTCAGAAAGTTTTGCTAGTTTTGAAGGGTAAAGGTATTAGGGCGGTTATGCGTCAATTTCTAGAGGGAAATAAAGTAGATCTTACACATTACTCCATGGAAATTGAACGTGACACTGATAAACAGTCCGTAGCTTGCGGGGAATATTTTTCTTTAGGTAAAAAGGTTACTATTTCAGCGCTTGAGGCTATAGCTAAAAAGATCGAAGCTGATCCTAAGGAATTTCTTAAACCTATTGATTACTTTACAGTATTGGCACCTAAGTCAGATAAAGAACTTAGAGTTATTGCTGGCATAGGAGAACCTATGGGAACTGACGAGTCAACTGATCTTGAGGATGAGTTTGGTTTAGGGCTTGAAGAAAAAGCCCCCTCATCTGAAACTACAGATGACTTCTTTGAAGATACTGATGAAACTATGGATGAAGAAGAAGTCTCGTCAGAATTGACTACAGACCCCAAAAAAGACGATCTCAATGATCTGCTTTAATTAGCAGATCATAGTTAGGGCTTTCTTATGTTTAAAAAAGTAATACTATCTGAATATTTGTATATTCCAAAATCTGAGATAAATGTCTCCGATTATAAACAGAGATATACCATTACGGGTAAATATAAGAATAGCCCTACTATTACTTACTACAAAGAAACTTCAGATTACATTGGTATCCCTCGTCATGCCTTACGCTTAAGTAAAGAAATGGCTACAACTATCGTAGATAATAGAGTCATTGGCAGTAAAGTGGATTTTAGATTTAAAGGGACTCTCTGGGATTACCAAATAAAAGCCATAGATGAGTTTACTGCTTTACTAGATAAGGGGGCCACCGGATTCTTTTTAGAGGCGGCCCCAGGCTCGGGCAAGACAGTGATGGGATTAAAAATGATATCATTACTTCATACTACCACATTAATTGTAGTGCCAAAGAGTGATCTTGTAAAACAATGGAAGGATAGAATTTTACAATTTACAGATTTAAAGGAAGAAGATATTGGGATAGTAGAAGCGGGAAAGTCTGATTATGAAAATAAGAAAGTGGTAATTGGCTTAATACATTCCATAGTAATTCCTAGAATAGCTACGCGTGAGTTTAAGAACAGCTTTGGGGCAATATTCTTTGATGAATGTGATAGTTCTCTTCCTCCTAAAACATTTTCTTCCGCATCTGGTATGTTTCCAGCTAAGTGGAGAATAGGCGTAACTGCCTCCGCTACCCGTATGGATGGGCTTCATGTTATCTTTGAAGAAAGTTTAGCACAGTTTCGTATTAAGTGTAAAAATACAAAAACTATGACTCCTATGGTTGTACTTCATAGATTCTATGGATCCTCTGGTCTTATCCCTTCCTACTTAAAAGACATTCAACGTAGAGGAGTGCTAATATCTAATCTTGCTAAAAATGCTGTAAGAAATGATCTTATAGCCAGCTATGCTTCTAAAAGCTTTAGTTCTGGTAGAGTAACTCTTATAATGTCAGACCGTAAAGAGCAACTACAAAATATTAAAGAACTTTTAGTGAAGGTATATAATATAAGCCCTAAAAGAATTGGATATTTTGTACGCTCTTTAAATGGTAAGATGTTAAAGCAAGAAGAGAAAGATAGATCAGCAGAAGAAGCGTCTATAATACTAGCAACCTTTGGGCTAATGTCAAGAGGGACTGATATACCTAGAATGGATACATTAATACTAGGTACTGTTAGAACTGATATGCGTCAGACACTGGGAAGGATAGAGCGTTTTTTAGTTGGGAAAAAAACCCCAGTAGTTATAGATATTATTGATATGTTCTATAAAGAAACTAAAAATAGTGCACAATCTAGAATAAAGTTCTACCAAGAACGTGGATTACAAATAAAGGAAGTTCGTAATAAATGAAAAAAGCAAAACCAGCAATTAAAAAAATTGACAAAGAAGTCGCTGCACCAGAAGAAAAGGTAGTAGCTATAGATCAAATACCTCCTGCCGCTGAGAGTATTTCTGAAGAAGGATACTTGGAAGTAACGCAAACCGTAGTAGGTAAACAAACACAAGAACCTAAAATAATTAAGATAAGACCTTTTGTAACAACCCCAGCCAGGGTTACAGTTCATGCTAAGAGACATATACCCTTGGGACCAAACGAAGGAAATATTACCGTAGCTATAGATTTAAGTATCCCTTGTTATACTGAGGAAATAGGAAGCGTTTATAAGCAGACTAGTGATCTGGTTGATAAGATAATGGAAAGAAAATTAACGCATATGGGATTGGTGAATAATGGCTGATCTTAAAGATATTGCAAAAATAGCAAACCTTTCTGCTATATCCTCATCTTTAAATCAAAGATACGGCGATAGATCTTGTATACAAGGAACTGAAGCTTTAGACGATGCACAGAGATTACCTACAGGTATATTTACTTTTGATTATGCTACGGGGGGCGGCTTTCCTATACACCAATACTCTCTAGTTAAGGGCCCAGAACATGGAGGTAAGACTTCTTTACTTATGTCTGCTATGGCAAAAGTAGCAAAAATATGCTGGAGATGTTTTAAGCCTTTAAGTCAATGTGAGTGTTCTCTTCCATCAATAAGGATGAAATCTGTATGGTGTGATGTAGAAGGTACCTTCAATAAGTTTTGGGCACAAAGTATTGGGTGTAATCCTGAAGATTACTATTTAAATGTGAGTGATGCCGGTAACCAGTATGGAGACATCATAGATTATTCATTAAGGGCTGACGATTGCGGTTTAGTTATATTAGATTCCGTGGCGGCTCTATTTCCATCTGATATGATGGACTCTTCTCTTGATGACAAAGTTATAGGGAACCAAGCAAAACTTGTAACCAATCTAATTAATAAGGTTAATAGTAGGTTAAGTAAAGAGTACAAAAGAGGCCACCCCTGTTTAGTACTTCTTACTAATCAACTTCGTGCTAATATAGGAGTGTTCTATGGTCCCTCTACAACACAGCCGGGGGGCTACGCTATACGCTTTTTTTCTGCTCTTACTATCCATATCTCAAAAAAAGCACTCCAGGATAAAGAGAAGTATTACGATAAAGAAAAAGATCTGCATATGGCGCAGAAGCATTCCTTTTATATTGAAAAATTTAAATCCTTAAAACTCTCTGAATCTGGAGAATTTATAAGAGTAACCGCAGATATCCCTGAGCTAGAGTTTTCTAGGGGGGATATTATAGATCATAAGTTAGTTATAACAGAGCTTCTTAATCATGGTTTAATGACAAAAGGGACCACTAAATATACAATGGGTAAAAGTAGTGGATCTCAGAAAGACTTTGTTGAAATGTGGAAGAAAAACAAGGATTTATATTTTGAAACACAAATACAACTGATAAACCATATAAAAGATAAAATTATTAAAAAAGAAGGCGCGATTAAATCCGTGCCTAAAGAGGTAAAGGCGTGCCCAGAAGACTCTGCGCCAGTTGCAAAAAAACAATAGTAGTAGCACAGAAAGATTGGAAATACCAGCATAGTGGTCTCGATTTTTTCTGTAGTAAAGAATGTTTAGTAAATAAAATAAAAAGTTGCTATAAAGATGAGGGAGTTATAAATCCTGACTGGAGATATGACGCTCCGGAGATATCTGATGTAAATTGTTCTGCCTGTATGTTTTATTCAAACAAACTTGATAAATATTTTAGGTCTGAGTTTGAGGGAAGAGTGGCGGAATATTTGCAATCGATTGCAATTGATTTTTTATATGAACCTTATTGTTTTTCCATAGGCAAATACACTTATACACCTGATTTCTATATTCCTCCCCCTTATGACTGTTTCCTAGAGGTCAAGGGGGAGTTTGCTATTAGAGGTAAAACTAAATTGACAGAATTTAAATTAGCATATCCTGACGTAAATTTTATATTTATACCGTGGACGATGCGAAGTGAGTTTGAATACAGTGACCCTCACTTCGAATGAAAAATCAGGGGATCCCGAGCTAATAACACGAGATTTTGTATCAGTAAAAAGTAAGTTACATACTAAGATACTACCTAGATATCCTCGCGCTTCTTCTCTATACAAAGATTGTATGAGGCAGCTTGTTTTAATTAATAAATGTAAAATAGAAGAAAAGGAATATGTAAAATTTTCTAACACAGTAGTCTTTGATATAGGAAATTCCGTACATTTTTGGGCCCAAAATACTAAATCTTTTATATCTGATGATTTAAGAAGTGGTTTCTGGAGGTGTAGAGCATGCGATTATATGACACCTTTTACAAAGAAAGTTAAAGAAAAGTGTCCAGTGTGCGGCGCAAATCCTAAAGCCTTTGAGTATACCGAGTATTCATTAAAAATGGAAAAGCCATTATTTGTTACGGGCCATCCCGATATGTTCGTAGAAAAGCCAGAAAACAACTTTAGAGTGTTAGAATTAAAAACAATAGATACGGTTGGGTTCGATAAATTAAAGGCTCCTCTTATTGAACACCTCTGGCAGATACAAACATATATGTGGGGAATAGGAAAAGATCGTTTAGCTAAACATATTTCTTTTGATTCTAAATATGGGTATATAATGTATATTTCTAAGGGATTCAAGATGAAGACCTCTCCAGTTAAAACCTTTCTAGTAAAACATGACAAAGTTATACTTAGAGATATTTTCAACAAATTAACGGAGTTTAAAAAGGGGTACACAGAGAACATACTCCCACCTAGGATAGCATCTTGCTATGACTCTGGTTACTCAACATATCTTGCAAAAAATTGTCCCGTATTAAATTTTTGTAAGATGCAGAAAGAAAAAGCTTGACAAGCTTTTAAAAATGTGGTATAGATAGAAAATGATTACTGAAGATACACAACTTATTATCGGTTTAGATCTTTCTCTTACCTCCACAGGAGTTAGCGTATACTCTATTCCGGGTGATACTATTATTACTGAGAGTATAAAGACTTCTAATAAGAATTCTTATATGCAACGCTATAGAATTATTCTTGATAGGATAACTGAGATAGATCATTTTATAGTCCCTGCCGCAATTTACTTTATAGAAGGATATTCTTTTGGTTCCTTTGGGAAGTCCAGTTCAATGTCCAATTTAATAGAATTAGGAGGAATAATCAAATATGATCTAACTAACAGGGAAAGGTTTTATATTGATGTTCCTCCTACTGTATTAAAAAAGTTTGTTACAGGAAAGGGCAATGCTAAAAAGGAGGATATTAAATTAGCTCTTTATAAAAAATATCATAAGGAATTTAAGAACTCTGATGAGGCTGACGCTTATGCTCTAACCATGTTTGGGCTTAAATATTTAGCTTTAGCCTCTAACTTTAATAATAACACTACTGCGGCGGAAAAAGAATGTATCCTAAAGGTAAGAGGCACGTATGACACCCAAGCTTAAAAACTATCTTGCTAGCTCTAATCCCTGTTTATTTATGCCTACTGTAGAAGATGTTAAGGCAGAAAAACATATTATATCTACTATGGTTGATTTAAACTTTATAGATAGGGAATTATGTATCTGGAAAGTTACCTCGGGCGCGCAAAGATATGATCCAGGAGCGTGGATAAAAGAATTAGTTCCGTCTACCAAAGATAGGCCTATAAAAGATTTTATACCCGCTTTAAATCACGTTGCACAGAACTCTAAGACTATAGGAGTTTTCTATCATATTAGAGGTCTACTTAAAGAAGCCAATGTAATACAGTCTATAATAGACGCCGCCTATATCGCTAAACGTAACTTTTCTACTATTATATTTGTTGGCGCTTATTTAGATCTACCTCCTGAGTTATATAATATAGTTACATATTGTGATTTCCCTCTTCCTACTAAAGAAGAAATTGAAGAGCTTTATGCTAAGTTGATGAAGGAATGGGAGCCTCATATTTTATTTGGTAAAAAGAATAAGAAAGAAAAGAAAAAATTAATAAGTAAAGCGGCTACTTCTGCCCTGGGATTAGATTTGTTTTCAGCTGAAAACGCAATAGCGCTTGCGGTTAGTCTCACCGAAGAACCCAATTATAAAATTATCCAATCACAAAAAGAACAGCATGTTAAAAAATCTGAGGTTCTAGAGTGTATAGATACAGATATTACATTAGAAGATGTAGGAGGTTTTGGTTCTTTAAAAGAATGGTTAGATAAGAGAAAAACAGCTTTCGGAGATACTGCTAAAGAATATGGATTAAATTCTCCTAAAGGTATATTATTACTTGGCTTACCGGGTACAGGAAAGTCTCACATAGGAAAATCTATAGCTTCTTTTTTAGAGTTGCCATTATTGAGACTAGACATAAGTAGTGTATTTTCTAAATTCGTCGGGGACAGCGAATCTAAAATAAGAAGAGCGTTAGATGTTATAGAGGCCATAGCACCTGCAGTTGTACTCCTAGATGAAGCAGATAAAGCTTTTGCTGGTATGGAATCTAGCGGGAAAACAGACTCAGGAGTTACTGCCAGAGTGTTATCTACCTTACTTACCTGGAGGCAAGAAACTAAGAGCCCTGTATTTATGATATTTACAGCTAATGATCCAGACATGATGCCTTCTATGGTATACAGAAAAGGCCGCTTAGATGAAATATGGGCAGTTGAACTCCCTACCTTTGAAGAAAGGCAGTCTATATATAAGATACATATAGAAAGAAGAAAAAGAGATGCGTCTAACTATGACCTAGCTTTGCTTTCAAAAAATTCAGAAAACTTTACTGGGGCAGAAATAGAAGCTACTATAGAAGACGCACTATTTAATTCTTTTTATGAAGGAGTAGAATTGGAGAATAGACATATATTAAAGTCTATTTCTGAGACAAACCCACAAAATAATATAGAAAGCGAGGATATGGTTAGGATAAAAGAATGGATGAAGAATAGAGCCAGACCGGTATCAAACAGCGAAGAGAATTTAGAAGACCCTGTCAAGAAAAAAACAAATTTAAGTTTAATTAGGAAAGACTAAGGAGAAATAAAATGGCATCAACTACATTAGTGGAAAGAAGTAATTCAGAAGTATCTTCTATTCTGTCGAACGCTTCTTCTTTGAGGGAAGAAGCTATTAGAGCTAAAGACATGGTTGAAATAGGGTATATGAAGTTAGCTAAATGTTTATATGACATATACACACAAAATGTATATCAGGTATGGGATTTCCCTAATTTTGAAAACTATATTGATTCAGAATTACAATTTAACTATAGAAAAGCTATGTACCTAGTAGAGATCTATAATAAAGCTCTTATGCTTAATATGGATATGGATAGGTTAGAGAGACTAGGATGGACAAAAGCTAAAGAACTAATTAGAGTAGTGGACCAGAGTAATGCTGAAGAGTGGATAGAGATAGCTGAAAATTCTACAGCCAAAGAACTAAACTTTAAAGTAAAAACAGAAAAAGACTCACAGAGAGATAAGTCCTCTGTTATAGATGACACTCCTACTATAACCACTATCACTTTGAAGTTAGGAATGGTAGAGCACGCTATTATAAAGGACGCCTTAGAAGAGAGCGCCCGCCTTATAAATACAGAAGATATAGCACTAGCTTTCGCTAACATTTGTCAGGAATGGAGCGAATCTAAAGGTATAGTTCCTATATTGACTACTTTAGAGGATCACATTGAGCATCTGGAACGTATTTATGGACGTAGATTATCAATTCAGGGTACCATATCTACGCATGAAGAAGAGGAAGAGGAAGATGATGAGGTTTCTGTAACTAAAAATAAAGAAGACTCTGATGAATTTGAGGAACTTTTTTGATCTTCCTTCGTATTCCAGAAAACTTAAGTATTTACACTTCAATACTTTATATCAGTATTTGCAGAGGAGATTTGTCCTCTGCAAATTTAGCCTACAGGTATATTTCTCTTTATAATAATTCTTATAATATTTTTTCGTCAATATTGTGGAAGGCGTCTGCTTTCCACTTTTCTGCGCTTCCTTCCGAGATAATTCATTTAGAAAACAATAGTATATGGAAAATAATTTCTGGGATGTGTAATTCTTGTTTAGACAAACGAGCGTTATCTTTATTTTTAATGTTGTCTAATAACAGTAATACTAAGACGGTACGTTCATTTAAATCTTGGGCAGATCGTAATAAAGACAACGCTCATAATTTTAGTTCAGTAGAAGACAGAATAGTATATGCAGCTATCAAACACTTACAGATGGATGAACTAGATATATCTGAAGATTATTTTTCTTATAACGCTCTTCCAGAGGATCGTATTCTTATTTCCACTAAAATAAATCCTATGTACCTCTTAGGAAAAGATTCATGGTTTTATAAACATATTGACAATTCTTTAAGAATTATTTATAATTCAAGTAACATATCAAATATAATTTATTTGTTTGAAATAAATAAAATAGTAAGAAAAATGGAACATGAAAATTACTGGGAAGATGCAAAATTATCGGTGCTAGGAGCACAAAATGAATATTTAGAAGAACTTTGGGTTGAGACGTTACAGCCTTATACTGAGGCTTTATTAAAAGATATATCGGAAATAAGGATGCCCTATGGCAAAAACCCCTAAGCCGGATTATAAATATAAGCAGATTAAAACACAAAATCCGGAAGATTGGTTAAAACAAGTAGAGACAGATGGAGAATTAGTATACTGTAAAAAAAGATCAGCACGTATGCATACTCGTTTCTGCGATATTCTAAGAAAGGCAATACCTATTGCCCCCGAGAGCGGTTATATAGATAAAGGACTAAAGGCAGTAAATATTTGTAATGATTGTGAAGTTACAAGAAATAAACTATCTGTAAGACGTTTCATAGAGTATCAAACTAAAATTAAATTAGACAAAAATAAAAACGGAGATAATCTATAATGCAAGAGACTAATAAAATATTACTACACGACGGTAAAGAAGTAGAACATGGTGCTCTAGTTACTTTACCTGTGGGCTTAATAGTGCCCAACCTTTGGAATCCAAATGAATTAGATGACATCTCGTTTAATATGCTTTCAGACAATATAGATTCTGTTGGTTTTATTTCTCCTATTATAGTAGTTCCTATGGATGATGGT